TATAGCCTAGGTTTATCGCATTCAGGGGTGTAATGCAACGACGAGGACCCATAATGCGAAAGGTACGAAGGATTGGACCCCAGATAACGACAGTCTTGCCGTAAGTACCCTCTGTTTTACAGAAGTTGCACCCTAAGTGGTCCGGATCTCGGAATACTATGTAAGACCTACGTTATCATTAGCTAACTAAAGAGCACACAAGCTACTTAAGCAACCTCAACACACCACAACAAGACACTAAGCCTTAGTCTGGGTCTTAGTGTTATCTTCTTGGTGTTGTTACTAGAGAATGCTTAAGTATAGCTTAAGTAAAGCCTAAGTAGCCAGTAGGTCGTCGATAATGAAGGATCAGGGTAGCTAGACCGGGTTATGGTCTCCCACTAAGAGGAGGTCATTAAGGATGGCACCCCCCTTCTACCTCATTAACCCACCCACGTAGGAGCTAAGCATGGCTAGCATGAAGAAAGCAGGGATCAAGGCAGCAAACAAGGTTAAGGCCAACAGGAAGAAGAAAGACACACCAGAGCTGACGACGATCAACGTTCCCGACTCACCACCACAGTCTGTATCATGCTATGGCGATTGGGGCGGCGTAACTAACTCACACAGCAACGGCACCATACCTAAGTCTAAGAAGTAAGGAGGTCGAATGGAAGTCAGTAAGGGCGGTCGGCCCAGTCGGCAGGATCTAGACAACACAGCCAACATGACTAAGCGTGAGCAAGCCTCCGCCCTTAAGGAGTTCCGTAAGCGTCTACTACTGAACCCACGTAGTCCTAAGCTCCTAGAGAAGATGTTCGACACAGCCTTCGACGACGAGCACAAGCAACAGGGTCTAGCAATGAAGCTCCTAGCTGATCGTCTTATGCCACTAGCTGGCTTCACTGCGGATGGGAAGACAAATGCACAGGTTAGTATTAATATCAGTGGTCTTAATGATGGTGTTGTCATCGATGGGAGCACAGGCACAGTTGAGGGAGTTGACGATGAGTCAGAAGAGGGATGAGCTACTACGGGCCATAGGCGCAGTAGAGTCCAACAACAACCCTAACATCATGGTCGGGGGTAAGAAGGTTCCGCTGACTGACATGACGGTAGGTGAGGTACTGGAGTACCAAAAGGGCCTTAAGGGCAACACGGCCGCAGGAGAGTGGCAGATAAAGCACGACAGCCTTATGTCTCTGGTCCACATCCCCACCGACGTTATCTACGAGAAGGACGCTGACGGGAAGGACACTAAGAAGGTTAAGGAGATCGTGTACGCTAAGGACAAAGACGGTAAGCTCAAGCTCCGTAACCCTACTGACTTCAACCTCGACACTAAGTTCGATACCACCGCGCAGAAGTGGGCGGCTAACGCACTACTGGACCGAAGAGGATTCAAGGATTACGAGAACGGCTTGGTCGATGATGCCACTATGGCTACGTCTCTGGCTAAAGAGTGGGCCAGCCTGCCTGATCCCTCGAAGGGAACCAACACCTCCTTCTACAGTGGTGATGGTACACACGATCGGGACACGAAGGTAAGCGTACAGAACATGTATGACTTACTTAACCTCCAAGTAGCTAGACCATCGAGGCCCACATCATGAGTAACGGACTACCGGAGGAACTCGTGCGCTCACTCCAGCGCAAGCGCGTATGGCGTCCTCTCAACACCTACGGACTGCTGTTCATAGGTCTAATGGTTGGTATGACTATCGGATACTCAATCACTATTCTATAATCCACAGACCTAGACCTAGGAGGTCAATATGGCCTCTCTCGATCTACGGTTACTACCTTGGCAACAAGAAGTACTCAACGACTCTTCACGCTTTAAGGTTATTGCGGCTGGTCGTCGATGTGGTAAGACTTACTTCGCCGCCATCACGCTGATCCTAGCGGCTATGGACGGTCAGCCCGGTGGTGTTATGTACATCGGCCCTACGCAGGGACTCGCAAGGGACCTCATGTGGGATCTGTTGAAGGAGCTGGCTGGAGATATTATCGAATCCTCGAACATCAACAACCTCGAGATAGTGCTGAGCGGTGGTAACAAGATAGCCCTCAAGGGCTCGGATCGACCCGACACGCTCCGTGGTTACTCGCTTAAGCACCTCGTTTGTGATGAGTACGCGTTCTTTAAGGACGGCGTCTTCGATACTATTCTCCGGCCAGCTCTTGCGGATCGCAAGGGTACAGCTATGTTCATCTCCACGCCAGAGGGCCGTAACGGCTTCTACGACGTGTACATGAACGGAGAGCTCCAGAAGAAGGGATGGCGGTCGTGGCATCTAACCACGCACGATAACCCTATGATTGACCCAGAAGAGATAGCCGCCGCTAAGGAAACAATGGCAGGCTGGCAGTTCAGACAGGAGTTCGAGGCCTCGTTCGATGCGAAGGGCTCTGAGTTCTTCGATGCTGAAGGGTTCGAGTACTACGAGGAACGAGCGGAGACAACCGTAGGCTCGTTCTACATCGCGGTCGATCTAGCTGGCTTTGAGTCAGACAGAGGCAACAAGACTAAGCGCAGGGACAACTCAGCTATGGCTATCGTCATGGCGGATGACTTCGGCACGTGGCACGTAGAGGACATACAGTACGGACGATGGACACTGGACGAGACCTGTCAGAAGATCTTTGATGCGGTCGCTAAGTACAAGCCCATCAGCGTAGGCATAGAGAAGGGCATCGGCCAGCAGGCTGTCATGGGTCCTCTCAACGACATCATGCGCCGTACGCACCGTGTGTTCCGCATCGAGCTACTGACGCACGGCAACCAACGCAAGGAAGATAGAATCCTGTGGTCGTTGCAAGGAAGATTCGAGCACAAGAAGATAAAGCTAAAGAAGGGTGATTGGAATCCTGCCTTTGTAGATGAAGCCGCCGCCTTTCCTTCTAAGCTCGTACATGATGACCTCCTCGATGCGTTGTCGTACATAGATCAACTCGCAGTGGTGCCCTATGCCACAGACCTAGACATGGAAGACGACTACGTCCCTATGGACGCAATAGCAGGATACTAATATGAGTGACATCTTTCAAGATGAAGTAGATAGCCAAGTAGCCCTACCGGGTGAGCTGTCTAGCTGGATCATGGGCAAGTGCCAATCGTGGCGTGACCACTACTCCAGCAACTACGAGCAGAAGCACAAGGAATACATGCGCCTGTTCCGTAACCAGTGGTCGAAGGAAGACTCCGACCGAGACAGCGAGCGTTCTAAGCTCATCGCCCCAGCCTTGGCTCAGGCGGTCGAGTCCAACGTAGCTGAGGTCGAGGAGGCCACCTTCGGGCGTGGCAAGATCTTCGATGTGCGGGATGACATCGCCGACGAGCAGACGGATGACATGGTGTACCTCCGTAAGAAGCTCCACGAAGAGTTCCACCACGCACGTATCCGTAGTGCTGTAGGTGAGGTCCTTGTGAATGCCGCCGTGTACGGTACAGGCATCGCAGAGATAACGATTGAAGAGCGTAAGGTCTACACGCCCGGCTCACGTCCTATGATGGACGGCGCTATGGAAGAGATCGGCGTAAGCGAGACATACAAGCCTATCGTTAAGCTCAACCCAGTACAGCCCATGAACTTCCTGATCGATCCTGCGTCTAGCTCTGTCGACGACGCCCTAGGGTGTGCTATCGACGAGTACGTTAGTCGTCATATCGTGGAGGAGTTACAGGAGCAAGGCGTCTACAGGGACGATGAGTTCGTTGGCGAAGCCGCTAGCGATGAAGAGATCGAGTTCGATGGTTCAGTTGACTCACGCCCCAAGGATCGCATCCGTCTGACTAAGTACTACGGTAAGGTCCCCCGCGACATGCTACTTGCTGAGGGCGTTGACGAGGACGAGATCGACGAGGACGGCCACTACGTTGAAGCTATCGTAGTACTAGGTAACGAGGACGTTGTCCTTAAGGCAATCCCTAATCCCTACATGTGCCAAGACCGCCCGGTCGTAGCATTCCAGTGGGACGTCGTACCTAGTATCTTTTGGGGTCGTGGAGTTTGCGAGAAAGGATACATGAGCCAGAAGGCACTCGACGCTGAGCTACGCGCACGCATCGACGCCCTCGCCCTGACTACGCACCCAATGATGGCGGTGGACTCTACACGAATCCCACGCGGTCATAAGTTAGAAGTACGTCCGGGCCGTATGCTCCTCACGAACGGGGCACCTCAAGAAGCTATCATGCCGTTTAACTTCGGTAACCTCAACGCTATCACCTTCCAGCAAGGCCAACAGCTCCAAGCTATGGTCGCGCAGGCAACTGGTGCCGCAGAGGCTACACAGGCTAACATGGGCGACACGACAGCCGCTGGACAGTCTATGTCTCAGGGTGGTGTCATGAAGCGACAGAAGCGAACGCTAGTGAACTTCCAAGAGAACTTCCTGCTTCCCTTCGTAAGCAAGGCGGCGTTCCGCTACATGCAGTTCGCACCTGAGGACTTCCCGATTGGTGACTACAACTTCATCCCGTTCTCTAGCCTTGGCGCTATGGCACGTGAGTACGAGGTTGCACAGCTCAGTCAGATCCT